TGTAGACAGTAAAAGTGGTTTGAGGAGTTCCCAAGAACATAATCCTAGAATCACGCTTAGGAGTAAGGATAGACTCACATTCAGTAACCAACTGTAAAAGTTTTTCACGTTGTAGTTCAGTCATACTGTTGTTTGGTACTTCGACATCATCTAGTACCATTAGGTCAGCTCTAGATCCTGTTAGCTGTCCTGTTATACCCACAGACTTAACTGAGGGTGCTTGGTGCGGTGCTGCTGGCCCCACATCAAATGATATACGTGACCAACGCTGGTCATCGTTTTTAGGCTTTAGTTGTGATAACCAAGGTACTTCTAGTATTAGTCTTTGACAGAAGATGGAGAATGAGTCTGCTCTATCTTTTGAAGCAGAGACGACCATAATCTTTTTATCTGGGTTATTGAATAAAGTCCAAAGGACAAATGCAGCAGTAATCCAAGACTTACCAACACCGCGAAACGCTTGGATTTGTAATCTTTTGGGGCCATGTTGTAAATACTCAGCGATACATAATTGTGCTCTGGTAGGAGCGGGTAGGTTTAAATGTGTCCAAACAGCGGTAAGAAAATACCTAAAATCTTTTTTGAGTTGTTCTTCAATCTTCATAGTTTATACTCATGTCATCTAAGCCTTCAACTTCAGATGGTATAACCTTGACTCCAGGTTCATTACGCCATTCTTCACAAAAATCACATAGATTATTACGTTTTTGATACTCTTCTATAGCATCATCTACGGCTTTTTTAGCTTTATAATCTACATAATGTGGCTCGAACCATAACAAAAACCACACCATAGCCCAACGAATTGGACTAGGTGTAGCATATGCAATGTCTTTAAGCTCTTGTAATAGTAGTTTTTTAGGGTTAAATAGTTTGTTCATTTAATCCAATTTAGTATTAGGTTTTCTCGTAGTGGGTTTGGTGGAAAGTTATTCCTAAACCACACTAACCAGTTCATACTTCCTTTTTCTTGATTACATCGTCTACAGGCGGGAACACAGTTGCAAGTATTGGTAGTACCTCCCAAACATCTGGGATGTACATGGTCAATGGTAAGATCATATTCATAATGTTTTTGTCCGCAATAAATACATTCATAATTGTTTGCCTCCTTAATAGCTTTTCTCCATAGGCGTTTAGCGTCTCCTGATGTCATGACTATTAAGTTTTGTGTGTAATGTTTATAAGTAGGAAGTATTGGTGTCATTTTTTACCACGATTTCTTGCTCTGTTTGCTGAAACACTTTCACGTACTAATCTTCCTGATTTAGTGTGTGAAAAATCCTTTCCGCCCTTACCTTCAGCCCCCGCTTTTCTACGGGCTTTTTTAAGTTCCACTCTATAGGCAATGGCTTCTTTGGATTTGTTACGCTTTCTGTTGTAAGCGTTTTTCTTTTCTCTGGATGCGGGGTTATCCCTGTAGTTTCTTGCACTTCGTTTAAGTTGTTTACGTGGTAGTCGTCTAGGAGCCATTATTTAATTACCGATCTTTGTACTGTTTCAAAATCGACACTTGGCATAATGTCTGCTAGTTGAGATAAAGGTGACGTATCAAACGCTACACCTGTTATATCATTTTTATAGAGCCAGTCAGCAGCAGCTTTTAGGTCAGCGGTAGTAGCTTCACCGCTACGTATTCTGTCTATAAGCTCAGTTGTAACTAACTTATGTAGTTCGTTAAACTGTTCTTCTCCTGCTCTTTTACTCAACTTTTAGTCCTCTTTTAATAAATTCTACTGCCTTGTCATCAAGGTCATTATCGCTTTCTTTGGATAACTTTTCTAATAAATCTACAACAAACTGTTTGAATTTGTCACTTTTTAAAAAAGTTAAAACGATTGGTTTAAGGATTGCTAACATTGTCTTTTTTTACTAATTGGATAGGTACGACATCAGAGCACAATTTGTATGAGTCAGTATCAGGTCGAAAGGTAAAGCCCTTGCGATGAAGATCTGCACATTTGAGTGCTCTTGTCATTTCTTGTGAAAGTTTCATATTCCGTTCATGAAGTGCAGCGATGCGTTCGCATTGCTTAGTCAGATCACGATTAAGGGGAACCATAAATGCTAGTTGGATTCCCCAGTTTTCGTTTATGACATATCCATCTTCAGTCTCAGGTTGAACATCATTACCCATATAAAACGGGCTAAATGTTAAAGTACTTCCATTGCACGAGTTTCCGTTACTAAACTGTTGTCTAGAGGGTGCTCCATTGTTCTGGAATTGCACCGCACTATTGGTCACATTGCCTGTAGCAGCAGCAACTGGAGTTGCATTATTATGTACATCTCCCTCCGCAAAGACTGGACTGCCTATTGTGAGAAGACAGAGAAGGAGTTTGTGGTGGAGTTTATTGTATAGTCTGTTGTGATGTCCCATTTTTCTATAAGACCAGCAGCTCTAGTAGTTGTTTCCAACTGCCATGCTTTTGTGTCATCTTTAATTGAAAATTTTGTAGCAGCTCCAGCTATGTCTGCGGATGCAGTTACGTTAGTACCAGACCATGTATTAACAGCAGATCCAAAGATTTCTTTCTTTGTAACCTCCTTTACTGTTTGGGTTGAAACTGTGGTTGAGGTCATATTCCCAGTTGTAAACTGAGGTGTTACTGTATTGGCTCTAGCTATGCTTGGTGCTAACAGAGCTAAAAGCAAGATTAGTTTTTTCATGCTTTTGGGTTTGTGTTGGTTGTTGTGCCGTTTCCGTTCTTTTTACTGTTACCAGTAGAGAGTCCGAAAGTTGCTAGGGCTCCCGTAAAAATCGAAGCCACAAAAGTTATATCAGAGGATGCTCCTAAAGGTTTTTTAACCATAGGTAACTCGACATAATTTAAAGTAATGATAAATCCAGACCAAACAACAACTCCAAGACGCACTGCTGCACCAAGAATTGCCATTTGTTCATCGTGGTCATCTACATTCTCTTTTAATTTTTTTAATAAACCTTTCTTTTCTATATCAGGTTTTTGTTCGTTTTTTTCCACGTATCTTTTTCCAAGTTGTTTTAATAACTGGTTTCATAATTTTCACAACCCAGTTAAATACAGCAGTAGCAGTAAGTGCAGCAGCTACCGAAGCAACTGCTGTTGTTGTTGCTGTAATTAAGATTTCAGTTTCTGGAAGTGGTATCTCTACATTTGTAGAAAACAAATTAACTGTTCTCATTCCAGGTTGGGTGCTTGGTTTAGTAGAAGTACCTTCAGTTGCTTTAGCATCTATCTCATAGTTATCAATAGATGTATCTGTTTGTATTTGTATTTGCTCCGTTGCTCGTAAATCACTAGGAGGTATAACCAAAGGAGTATAGAAAGGTACTTCTGCTGTGGGAAGAGGTATAGATATTGTCTCTATTTCTTCAATAGGTGGAATTTGTATGATTGGTATTTCAATCGGTGCTTTTATAGGCATTAGCTAGGTTCTGTAGGCCAAACAATATTGTCTACATCAGTTTGTGCTGGTACATCTCTTAATGCTTGACGATAATCTCTCCAAGCATCTGATAATGTACGATCACTGGTTGCTCTCCAGTCTGTTTCAAGAAGTTTACCGTCTCTTTGTGCTCTTATTGACTGCCATTTATTTGCAAGTATTTCGGCATCTGTAGGTTTGTTTGCATTAAATTTGGCAATTTCTGCATCTGTCATGGCGATTACTACGCCATTTACCATTTTGTTCATAATTGTAATAAATTATTGTATATATTGATAATAAGTTAATTATTTTATGTATTGATAACATTGAATTGCTGTTCCAACAGCCCAAGGGTAGGTTGCTGAGTCGGTGTGACTGTAAACTCTGACTTTACTAATTGCATTACTATAGCTATAGTCTCTAAAACCAGATCCTCTAAAAAATGAAGTAGTATTATCACTTGGTTCAAATAGCTTTATGTGAAAAGCACACATAGAACGACCATTAGTTTTTTCAACACTTAAATCCATAATAAAAATACCTGTGTTATTAGTCCAATATCCCGATTTATCAGGGTATTCTAATAATACTCTATTTAAACCATATTGAACTTGGTTTGTTCCAGAAGTAGTAAAACCGTAATCCCTTCTCATCCATAATCCCAATACGTTACCATGCTGGTCACAAAATTCAATATATGGTGTTGCTTGGTTTGTATAACTTGGTATAAGTTTTTTTCCGACTATTAAATAATGATTTTCTTCTGCTAAACCTGAAAATTCAATATAGGAAGTAGTAGTATTTGTAACTACTGAGTTACTTAAAAGTTTTAATGCTGCCCCTTGTGATGGTGTAAATGAAGGCAGAACTGAACTGAGTAGTTGTCCTGTTGTAAAACTAGACGTATCCATATTAGAAGTGTCTACTGTAGCAAAAGTTTTAAATTCTAGTTGTCCTACAGCTGTTCCTCCACTTCCTGTAACACTTTTAACATGTAAGTGTCCGTCTGCCACAACATTATTGTCTGGTAATATCATAGTATGAGATTGACCAGCACTGTGAGGTGGTGATTTTATTTTTACTGCGTGTGCTCCACCACCAGAGGTAAATTGTACTGTACCGTCTGCACCGCCAGCCCCTTTAACTTTTACAAGTCCTGTACCTTTAGGAGAAAGTTTTACATTTGAACTGCTACTTTCTATTTCATCAACTTTTATTTTTGACATAATTTAAACCTCCACGTATTTGTATACTACACATTGCATACCTTGATTTATATTATTACCGTTAGCACTCTCCAATTTAAAACCACCTATTGGTAGAGCATTGTTGTACAGCTGACCATTAGTATAACCGTTGTACATGCTAGAGCTACGGTTACGGATAGCTTTTATATGTACTCCGGCCTTAGGATTTGCTGTTGATCCAGTCCATAAATCAGCTATAAAACTTAATGACTCATATTGGTTACCATACTGATCTGCGTCTATCTGAATGTAATTATGTTGATTTCGAAGTTGATAACCCCCAGGATTATAACGATAACTGTACCAGTGTGCAGTATTGTAATATTGTCCAGGTGAATAGTTATTATCTAGTTCAACATTATTAGTATCCAGAAACGTCATAGCTATTCTCTCGAAAGAACCGTTCCAATGGAAATTACTAACCATTATCCGATACAATGAATCTGTTTCTAGACCATCAACTTGAAACGAAGTAACACTGGTATTTACAGTTGTTGTATGAACATGTTTAAGTCCAAGACCTGATGTTGCAGCCATAGGTGAAGGTAATCGAGCAGAATCTAAAGTTCCAGTTGTTAACACTGATGCGTCTAAATTTATGCTAGGTGGTGTAACTGTTGCATACTGTAGTTGTCCTACTGCTGTAGATCCGCTTCCTGTGACACTTGCTACTTGTAAGTACTTATCTTGAGCTATCTGATTATCAGGTAGAATCAATGTATAGTTTTGAGCAGCAGAACTAGGTGCAGCTTTAATTTTTGTTTTACTACTATTCCCACTAGAATTAAGTTGTAAAGTTCCATCAGTATCATCACTTTTTATCTCAACAGTACCAGTCCCATTTGGTGTTAATTCTAAATCTCCATTACTTGAAAGAGATTCAATCTGATTAATTTTTATTTTTGACATAATTAGGAATCCATGTATTGGTAAAGCAAAATTTGTGTAGGATCTGTAAAATCAACTGCTGTAGATAAGCTTGAATCAATACCAGAGAATTGTATACCATGCACTCTTGTTCCAGCACTTGGCATTTCTAAATTAGCTTCATTAATAAAATAGTATGGATACGTATGATCTTTATATTGACCGTAAAATGAAAAATAAACACGATCAGTACCTGTAAAAAGCTCTGCTCTCCAATACACATTGGCTGTATTATTATCAGCATGAATATATATAGGGTCAGTAGTTCCGTATGTGTATCCAGAATGATAATTTTGAAGAGTTCTTCGGCTGTTATAAGCAACTGCTGTAGTACTACCTGCATCTTGTAACTGAGCTCCGTTTGCACCTAAAAATATATATTTTATACGATACGGAACACTAGTAAATTTAACGTCCTTACCAATTATTAAATAATGTCCATTATCCTCAAGTCCTGTGTATGCAATGCTGCTCACATCATTTCCAGTAGTAATTGTGGTTTTATTTATTAATTTAAGGCCGCCTCCATAAGTAGCTCCAACACTTACACTAGAAGAAGGAAAGGTTCCAGAGGTTACATTAGCAGCATCCAAGTTTGTATAAGCAGTAGGCGGTGTATCAACAAACTCAAGTTGACCTTCAGCAGTAGTTCCACTTCCAGTTATATTTTTTACCTTTATTAGTTTATTAGCTGCTATCTGATTATCAGGTAGAGCTATTGTATAGTTTTGACCAGCACTATCGGCTGGAGCTTTTAGTTTAACGCCATGACTTTGAGCAGAACAGTTCAGTTGTAAAGTAGCATCATTATCTGCACCTGTAACTTCAGCCACTCCAGTAGAACCTTTACTAACAATTTTTAAATTGCTATTTGTGCTATTAGCCTCTAATTCGTTAACGTTTAATTTTGACATAATAATATTGTTTAAAAAAAGTCTATAATAGATCCATCGGTTACAGTTAAAACGGAACCTGATGGAATGCTAAGTGGACTAATTCCAAGATAATTGTTGTTTGGTGTTGTGGTAAAGTTATTATTAAGTTGATTATCTGCTTCTATAAATAACTGTTCACCACCAGAGCCTGTTAATTCTGTTAAAGACAGAAGAAAAATTAATTTACTTAACATAGGCTTAAACTGATACAAACTGTATAAAACTTCCGTCTGTTACAGTTAATGTGGCATTAATTGATAATGGAAGAAGATTAATGTAATTTTTATTTGTTCCTGTTGTGAAATTTGTATTCATTACATTATCTGATTCGATAAATAATTCGTCAGTACCTCCACCAATTAAACCTCCACCACTTGAAGGAAGATTCGTTAAGTTAGCTCCACTAATTGCTGGTAGTGTTGCAGGAAATCTTGCATCTGGAATAATTCCAGAACTTAAATTAGCTGCATTTAAATTTGATAAATTTGCCCCACTGGTTACTGGAAGTGTGGCTGGAAATCTTGCGTCTGGTATTGTTCCAGCATCTAAATTTGAAGCATCACCAGCTGTAAAACCTCCCGAAGTACCCGTAGTATCTTGGTTAAGAGTATCAACAGAAAATGTAGTACCAGTCAGTGTTAAACCCGACCCAGCACTGTAAGTTGTATCTGTACTAGCTACCCATGCATAATCCGAACCGTTCCAACTAAGTACATAGCCCGAAGTAGGATTATTTTGGTTTAAATGTAAGTCAACGTCATTATTAGTAAATCCTGCATTATCTACCCATGCGTAGTCACTACCATTCCAACTAAGTACATATCCTGATGTAGGATTATTTTGATTTAAATGTAAGTCAACACTGTTATCACTGTAAAGACTTCCTTGTGCTGTAACACCACCTTGCCAAGAAGAACCATTATAAATTTTTAATTCGTTAGCAGTAGTGTTAAAGAATAAATCTCCTGTATCTAAATTAGTTGTTGGGTTACTAGCACCTGAGCTATATCTTGCTGCAAAGTCATTGACAGTACCAAGATTACTTGCAACTGTGTTTACGTTTGCTATAGATCCACCTACAGCATTTACATTTGATATATCACCAGCAGTAGTATTAATGTTTCCAATATTACCTGCAACTATACCTATATTGTCATTAATAATTGATATGGTGTTACCCATACTATTACCGTGTTGAGTACAGTAATATAACAACGAGCTTGGTGCACTTGATGATACAGCAAAAATTACTGAAGCTCCAGATTGACCTGCTGTTCCATTTACTGTTACACCTGTGGTATATGAAGCATTACTACTATCTCTAAATGCTAGTGGATGGTTATTGTTAGTACTATCAGATTGGTCAAATGTGTAAGTAAAACCTCTAGTTAAAGTTAAAGAAGGGTTAGCTGTACCATTTATATAAAAAACACCAGCTGATACAGTTATAGTAAATGTTTGTGCAGCTCCTAAAGAGTTAGCTACAGCATTTACATTTACAATATTTGCACCAACAGTATTTACATTTCCAATATCACCTGCAACAGTATTTATGTTAGCAATATCATTTGCTGTTGTACTAATATTAGAAGCATTAGAATTAACTGTATTTATATTTCCTATATTACTAGCAGTTGTTGAAACCTGTGTTGCATCAGGTACTAATCTATGAAATGTATATGTATGTAATGTAGTAGTTGTTTCTACTAAAAATCCTAAATTTTGAGGTATAGGATCTGTCACTCCTGTAATTGTAACTGTATTACCAGTTCCAGCACCATTAGTAATCGTAACTGTAGTGCCACTTGGAGTTAAAGTAGTTGATGCTGTTTTAACAGAAACAATAGTACCAGCACCGTTGTTTGCATCTGGATTTGCTGTAGGAAAACTTGTTTCGTTTGCTATCGGTACAAAACCACCAACATCATCAATTAAATCAATAATCCTGTCATTGATAGCTGCTGTTGTAGCAATAGTTGTATCGTTGTCTGGAAATACATCACCATCTTTAATAGTGTCTCCAGTAGATATATTAAAATACCTAGCATCCGCAGCTGCTTCAGTAAGGTATAAACTATCAAGAGCACCTCCATCAAGTTCGGTTTCTGTATAGTATCTACTATCAAGAGCACCACCAGAGGTTAATTCTGTTTCTGTAAAATACCTAGTGTCAAGTTGACCTGCATCTAGCTCTGTTTCTGTATAATAGTTACCATCAAGTACCCCACCAGAGGTAAGTTCAGTTTCTGTAAAATACCTAGTATCTAGTTGTCCAGCATTTAACTCTGTTTCTGTATAGTATCTATTATCTAACTGACCTGCATCTAGTTCTGTTTCTGTATAATATCTGTTGTCTAGTTGACCTCCATCTAATTCAGTTTCTGTATAGTATCTACCATCAAATGTACCAGTTGGTATATTATTAGAGTCTACTGTAATGTCACTAGGAAGATTACCACTACCTAATTTATCTAAAGTTACAGAATCATTAGCTAATTTAGAACCTTGTATATTTGCATTTGCGTTTATATCAGCATCAAGAATAGAACCATCTATTATTTTTTCTGATGTAACAAAATTAGATGTTATAGCACCTCCATTAAACAGTGCTCCTTCTATTTCTAATGCTTTGTTTCTAGCATCTTGTGCAGTAAAGTTTGATTGTTCAGATGAGTCGTTAAGATCTCTAGCTCTTATAGTACTGCCACTAGTAAAATTTGTATATGTGCCACTAGCATCTCTTGTTCTACGTTCACAAAAAACTACTGCACCTTGCGGTAGTGCAGAGTTAAATGTAATGGTATTGTTATCAGTGGAAAGTTGGTAGTTATATAAAGTTGTACCTGCTGTAACTGCAGGGAAGTATAATCCGTCTGTGTTGTTCACCTGTGGGTGACTAGAAGTTGCAGTACTACCAGTAGACTGGCGTAGCTGTAAAACTCTAGTTCCACCCGACAATGTAACATAAACATCTAGATCATCTTGGTTATGAAGTTGTATGCTGACAGGAGTGAAGACAGTCGATGAAGACTGCCCTGATGCCCCTACAGCGTTAAAAGTTTTTTTAGTTGTAACTGCCATTGATAATCAAAGTTTTAAATTCCTTTTTTTCTTATATCTTTCATATATTCATTAATCTCAGATGCTGACACATCGGTATCAGTCTCAAAAGTAGTTATGACGTTTTTATTTAAAAGTCTACTTGAGAAAGAGTTAGGATCTGATAAATCTCCAAACTTACCAGTTGGATCTTGCATAAGTATTTTAGCTCTTTCTTTAGCATCGGTATGTACATCATCTACTAACTTGTAAAATGTTTGGTTTTTATAATTAAACCCACCTACTTGATCTCCTAGTATACCAAAGAAACCATCTTTACTAAAAGCATTTCTATTTATTTTTCTATTTTCTTTTTTGTATTGTTCAAGACTATCTTTAAATGGTTTTGAATTTATAACATTTAGTAGTTCTTTTCTAAACTCTTTGTCAGTTGCTAGTATTCTTTGTATTTCTGATTGCTCAGGGCCAGTTAATTGAATACCATCAATCTGTGTAAGGTTAGCGTTTAAATCATATCTAATCTCTACTAAGGTATCAGTTACTATATCATCTTCCTCAAAATCAAATTTTACAGGAGAAGCCATACTAACTGCTCTTAGTAGTCAGTTATCTGGTTTATTTGTTAGTTCTTTTGCTACACGTTCTTTGTTATAGATGTTATATCTTGGTGTTAAAAGTGGTTTAAAAACAGAACCTCTATTTAAAAATCTATCATTTAAAGATTCTAACTCTTTTAAATT